TGCAGTCTAAACTCGATAATGAACTTACATATACAATACCCCCAAGAAATCCACTAGACCCGCCTTTCGTTATAAAAAACATGGGCATAGTTAGAAAAGGTTTAGTTACCTTACCCAGCGGAAGAACGGATTTGATACCAGAAGATTACGAAATAGTCGATAAAAGAAAATTATCGACAATAGAACCTTTTGACTTTAAGTTTACCCTACGACCTTCGCAACAGTCTGTATATGACGATGTTAGTGACAGTTGTATAATTAACGCTTGGGTCAGTTGGGGAAAGACATTTACTGCGTTAGCTATCGCAAATAAACTTCAACAGAAAACATTGATAGTAACACATACAATATCATTAAGGTCGCAGTGGGAAAAAGAAGTAAAAAAAGTATTTGGAATTACACCAGGTATAATAGGTAGTGGGAGGTATGAAATAGATGCTCCCATCGTTATAGGAAATGTGCAAACTCTATATCGTAGAATGAAAGACATTAATAATGTTTTTGGAACAATTATTCTCGATGAAATGCACCATGTATCTAGTCCTACATTTACTAGGATTGTAGATGCAAGTAAGGCAAGGTATAAGATAGGCCTTACAGGTACAATGGAAAGAAAAGATGGGAGGCATGTTATCTTTCGTGACTATTTTAATACGAATGTTTATAAACCCCCAAAAGAAAATTACTTAGTACCAAAAGTAAATATTGTAAAGTCTGGAGTAAGATTTCCAGATGGAGCAAAAACACCTTGGGCTGCAAGAATAAATGCAATTGCTTATAATTGGGAATATCAGAATATGATAGCATTATTAGCTGCAAACTATGCTGCACACGGGCATAAAGTATTAGTAGTATCTGATAGAGTAGATTTTCTAAAACAATGTCACAGATTGATTGGAGATACCTCTATTTGTGTTACAGGAGAAGTACCACATGAAGAAAGACCTACTATGATTAAACAGATATTTACTAATAAAGATATTCTTTGTGGAACTCAGAGTATTTTTTCAGAGGGATTATCTGTAGACTGTTTGAGTTGCATAATTTTAGCAACTCCAATAAATAATGAACCCCTTCTTACACAGTTGATTGGTCGTATAATAAGAATATATAAGGACAAACCTCAACCGATAATCGTTGATATTCACTTAGAGGGTAAAACTGCAAGACGACAGGCAAATGCGAGAATGGGTTACTACATGAAACAAGGCTATGAAGTTGAGACTATTTAACATTCGAAAAATACTTCTTGACAGATGCTCAATTTTTTGATATAATGATATTCTATGATTGGAAAAAGATAAGGAATGAAACTAACGGAAAAGTTGGTGACATTATAGCAGTCCTATATATTTTAACTTATAGGAAAGAACCCCCAATAAATAGAAAGGATAGACGGTTTAAGTATTGGACTAAAAGTTTTCATGGAGATAGCTTTCTAGTCAATCCTAAGCCTTTATTTATTCAAAGAAATAGATATTCAGATGTTGAGATTGCGCAGTATGCTGGTATCGCTTCATTGCGTAATTATTTTGATTATCAAAGTAAAAAAGATACTACATTAGACTTGCTACACTATACTGGTGGGCAGGAAATTTTAAAAAGAAATAGATTACTACGAGTAGAGAATGACAGAATACATTTTTTATTTGAAGAAATCACAACAGGAGAAATAAAATGGCACTAACATTTAATAAATTAAAAGGTGAAGCCCAAAAAGGGAAAATCGAAAGCTACACTTATGTAGACGGAGATAATAAAGTCAGAATGGTCGGAGATGTATGCGCAAGATATGTCTATTGGCTAAAAGGCGAAAACGATAAGAATGTTCCTTTTGAATGTTTATCATTTGATAGACAGAAAGAAGCATTTACTAACATTGAAAAAGACTGGGTAAGAGAATACTACCCAGACATGAAATGTACATGGTCATATGCTATACAATGTATACATGATGGCAAAGTTAAAGTATTAAACCTCAAGAAGAAATTACTTGAGCAAATCTTGGTCGCAGCTGAAGACCTAGGTGACCCAGCAGATGTAGAATCAGGTTGGGACCTTTGCTTTAAAAGAGTAAAGACAGGGCCAATGGCTTATAATGTTGAGTATCAACTACAAGCCTTAAAATGTAAACCTAGAGCTTTAGATGAATCAGAACTCGAACTAATCAAAGACCTCAAGTCTATGGACGAAGTTCTTGCTAGACCAACTCCAGATGCACAAAAAGAATTACTAGACAGAATCAGAAGTGGTTCTGAAAATTCTGATGCAGATGAAGAAATTAACGAAGAATTTGACCTTAAATCATGATTGGTATAGGGGAAAAATTCCCAGAGTTTGAACTAAACGGTGTAAGTGGCTATGCTCCTAACGGAGCAGAAGGCCCAGACCACGACTTCGTTTCAGTCAAAAGTTGGCAGCTACAAGATTGGTCGGTAATCTACTTTTACCCCAAAGATTTTACATTCATTTGTCCTACGGAAATCGTGGGCATGGATATTCTACGCGAAGAAACAGATGAAGTATTTGGTATAAGTGGAGATAATGAATATTGTAAGTGGGCATGGAGAACCGAAGATGAACACAGTGAAATGTATTCAGTTGGCCACCCATTATTAGCAGATTGTGGACTTAAACTAGCTTCTGAACTAGGAATAGTAAAAGAAGATGAAGGAGTCTGTTATCGAGCAACTTATATTCTTGACCCAGAAGGTATAATACAATATGTATCAG